GTACCAACTCGCGATCGCGTCGCCCGAGGTTCTAGCCGCCAAGGCTCGTGGTGAAAAGATCGATCACGATCACAACATACCCCTCGCCGTCAAGGGAATCGATCCTCGGATTGAATCCCATCGTCGCGCGATGTGTCATTATACGAATTTTTTCTGGCTCGAACATCTGGTAAATGGTCGCAAGCATAATCACACCCCTAAAGGATTCAATTTAGCCGCGTGGCTCAAGGAACAAACGGCGCGCATAGCCGCGTGTGAGGGAAAGACACCCATGGAAACGATCGAACAAAATAGAGAACACATAGACGCCGCCCACGCGTTCGCGGATCGATTCAGAATTTAAATACTTTTTATGAATGTTAATCATTGATAAAAAATATGATTTATATGAGATACACTTACATCTAAGCGTAATTATTAATAATGTAGAACGCGCTCGCTGCGACGGCGCCCGTAGTGATCAATCCAACCATGCTGCGATGACCTTGTTCGTTCAGGAACTGAGGCACGAAGTTAGCTAACTTTTCTTGTACTGGTTTGGAGATCGCGCCGGCGGTACACGCCGCCACGATCACGGCGAGATACTGTTCGTCCGTGAGATTGAACGGGTTCTTCTTCTGCGCCTGCTGCTGCTGCTGTTGAGTGGGTGGCATACCCTGGGCTTGTTGCATGATTGGCTGAGTCATCACGATAGGCTGTTGTGCGCGGGGATCATCCATCATTGGTGGTTCCAATGGTAACTCAGGCATTATATCGCTTATGGGTGTTGAATCCATCGGGGGTCCTTTATTTTGGGCAATATTTTTTTCGGGGGATCCCTGCGCGATAAATGTTGTAGACACCGCGTCTTGTAAAGACACCATACCATCACCCGGGTCTGATAGATTCATCGTTCGAACGTCGTGTGACATTTAAATTCTATAAATATTTTTTGACGTTTATTATTTCGCATCTATTTCTTTTTTATAATATTCAGCGCTGTCTTCTTCGTCGCTTTCTTTGCATCTGACTCCTGCTGCTCCAGGTACTTTGGATTATATACCTTTTTATGCATCTGCCAGAGTTGAGGACTCCCCACCTTAAACCCCCTGCGCACCGTCGCCTTATACCAAAACACACAGTCTGTTATCTTGTTAGATTTAACGGTGTTATCTAATACGAGACACTCATAGTTTTCCGTACACGCATCCATCACTTTACAAAACATATCAAAAGATGGGAAAATCCCAAAAAACGACTTATAGAGCTTTTCTCGATTCTGTATTATATTCTCGCGAAGAATGAACACATAGTCTACGTTCGCGCGCAATGCGGGTGGTAAATCCATAACGTATTGCATAGTGAGCATAAAAAAGATCTTCCAATGCCGTCCATTCATAAAACATTGGCGGATACACGTGTCCTTTAAAAATTTAGAATCATACATGCAATCATCTAAAAGCATGAACGCGCCGCAGTTCGTACGCCCCGCACCTATCAGTTTCCTCTGCCTGGACATGACGCGTTCGATGGCTTCCCTATCATAGTCTGGATACACGCAAATGTCTGGAATAAATTCGCCATAGAAATGATTTCCTTCCTCTGTTCCAGAGAGTACAATACCAGCAGGTAAGTGCTTCTTGTAATACATGATATCCTTTACCAACGTACTCTTCCCAGTGTTCCGTTTCCCTATGAATACACAGACTCGGTCGTCCGACATGGTCTGTGGTTTGAATTTCTTCAGTTGAAGATTCATTCTAAAATAGTAAATGCTTTTAAATGCGAGGATTTTACTCGGGGTGTATTATAGAGATGGCTGGGCGTTTAAATTTAGCAGCTACCGGCATTCAGGGCAGATGGCTCACAGATGATCCAAATTATTCACATTTCCTCATGAATTTTAGACGCCATACAAAATTCTCGTTCGAGGGAATCGATTTTCCATTTGAAAGATTCGACGAATTCGGTAATACAGCGACGTGTCGAATACCTCAAAAATCAGGTGATTTACTAAAAAACGTCATGGTTAAAATCAAACTCGCACCACCGACGTTGGACCCAATAACGTATACTTTGAATAATTATCAAATAAATGGCGCCACGGAAATAGATTTGTATCAAGGAGTCGCGTACACGTTTGCCGGTGGTGCCTCGGGTGATATAATCTCGCGGACCGCTGGTGGAAGTTCAGAATATACGTACGCGCGCGCGCCTTTCGCCATTTCGAGAATTGGTAACGATATCACGTTTAATGTGCCATACATAGAGCCACCTATTCCCACCAACCCAGAGGATGCGGTGCCTTATAAACTGTATTATACAGATGGTAATAACTCCATAACACTTAATATAAAACTGTTGCGCTGGGATAAATCGATCGCTACTAAGATTATCAAGCATATCGATTTAAACATCGGCGGTCAATTGATTCAACGACTGACAGGGGAATTCATTTGGATGTATAACCAATTAAATTCATCAAAACGCGATATAGATTTTTCCGTTAAATCATTGACATCACACAGTATTTACCCGATCGTGAGCCGTCAAGATTTTGAATTTAAAATAAATATTCCATTTTACTTTTACCGTCACCCGAGATTGTCTATCCCCGTTTGCGCTTTGACAAAACAGCAAATCGAGATAAAGCTCGAGACTCGCCCGGAGTCCGGATTAGTCGTTGACTACAATCGCGATACAGGTGTAGCCGTGTCACCGCCGTCGGGCGTACAGACGGTGATAAAGGATATTTCTCTTCTAAATGATTTCGGGTTCATTCTAGATGATGAAAAAAACTTTTTAATGACTCGTCCACTAGAATACATGGCATCGCAATTACAGGTAGCCGAGATCAAACTCGAACCTGGTGAATCGTCTAAATCTGTCATGATTAATTTCAAAAATCCAGTGAAAGAATTATTTTTTATTGCGAAGACGGAGGACGACGATTTTCAAAAAATAAAAAACGTGAATCTAAAATTCAATAACCAAACTGTCATAGATTCGGATAATTTAATGCTGGCATATGAACAGCCGATGAAACACCACACAGGGAGTATCGATGTAGACAGTGAATTTGGTATTCATAGCTTCGCGTTGAAACCGGAATCGAGCGAACCAACAGGGCAGGTTAACATGTCTAGAATCGCACATAAACTTCTGAATATTGAATTAGATGACCCAGATGCGACTAAATCACACACAGTTCGAGTGTATGCCGAATCCTATAATATCCTATACATATACGGAGGAATCGCTGGACTAAAATTTTAGGGAGTACTATTAGTATGGCTGGTCGAGAACAGCTGAAGGCATCCGGAATTCAGGACATTTATTTTACCGACGATCCCGAATTTTCGTATTTTACAAAAAAACCTAATAAATATGAAAACTTTGAAAGATTTCAAACAGATTTAGATTTTAGTGGCGACCTCGAATTTGGAAATGAAATTAGGTGTACTATCCCACAGAATACGGGACACTTCCTAAAGACTGTGAGTTTGAAGATCAATTTACAACCATTAGACCAAAGTATACTTCCCAGTCAATTACGCGATCTCATGTATAACGAGACTATTGGACACGCCATGATCGAATATGTTGAACTCGTTATAGGGGAAACGATTCAACGAATACCATCCGACTATTTTGAAATTTATGCGGAGAACTATATAACACAAACACACCACAAATCACTCGAACAGCTTGTAGGTAAACCCAATGTTTCAAATCCAGTACTGGAGGTTGATCCACCCCCAGCAAGTGGTTCGAATAGGTATATATCGAATCATCTCAAAGATAAATCACTCAGCGAAATGTCATTATTTGTCGACATTCCCTTCTATTTTCATAATAATACAGAATTGGCGATACCACTCCACTCGATCAAATACCAAGAGGTTGAAATAATTGTAAAACTTAGGGATATAAAAGATTGTATATACGCGGGTAAAGAGGTGGCGACGACGACGACAGAGCAATTATTTTATACCGGTCTCGAGCCAAAAAATTTAATTAAGACCATGAAGCTCTCTCTCGAGATGATTCAGACAGACTCACCAACACAGCAGGCGAAAACCGATTACGTGATCACACAGATCCAAGAAAACCAATTTGATATGGGTCGAACAGGTGAATATGAGTGTCGTCTTAATTTTATAAATCCGGTCAAGGAATTATTTTTCATTGTTCAGAAAAAAAATCATCGAGAAGTCGATTCGGGTAATTTTGTATCCGTGTTCGATTACGATTACGGGAAACATGTATTGAATGGAACATTTATTAATAATGAAAATCTAAAAAATTTAGAGTTAACCCTAGATGATAATACCATATTAAACGACGTAACGGGTGATATTATTAATTTAAGATCGATTCAGCCGGGGATTCATCACTCGAGAACTCAGATCACGCGTAAATATTATATGTATAGTTTTGCGCTAGAACCTGAAAAATGGTATTCAACCGGCACTATCAATTTTTCACACGTGAAAGATCAACTACTCAAATTGCGATTACATGTTGATGACCCATTCGAAGATACCCCAGAGAGGATACTTAAAGTTTACGCAACTAGTTACAATATACTCCGTGTTGAAAACGGTACAACAAAATTATTGTTTAATTAATAATGCGAACTGGATTCGATAACATCGCCGGTGAACCCAGTGAATATGAAAATACACAGGCGAACGCTATTTTTGACATAGTAACCCCTGTGATCGAAAATTCGATGATACTCGCGTGTAAATACGCGAAGGCGTGTGATAGAGATGTCGTCGTGGCGCAGGATTTAGAATACGCCGCCAAGTACTGTATCATGCATACAGTTGGTCTACACATTGGACCACAATTTCCAGAACCTGAAGATGAAGAAGATGATGACGACCTCGAAGTCGTCCACGGTGGCGAAGACATGTGGACACGATATGAGGGAGACGACGCCGAATTCACTAAAATTAACGAAGCTTTCGACGCGTGGGACTCGTGGACGCCCAGTAATCCGTCAGAAATCATATTAAAAAATGCCATTGATAGTAATGGACTGCTCTGATTCCGAATCCGATGGAGAATTAGAGAATGATGCACCCTGTGATGTGTCCGACGCTTCTCGCTCAGAATCTCCGGAGGGGTGGGTCGAAGATAAGTATAAAAAATTTAGCGCGTGTGATGATTCTTCAGACGACGAATCTGATAGCGACTCTGAAGAACCCCAGGTGAAGGGAAAAAATATATCAGGTGATAAAAAAACATATAAAAAATTATTAGAAATAGAAGAGCTGTTACCGGAATAATTTTCTAATAGTATTATATAAAATGTCTGCCGCCGAAACTGTTACCCTCATCACTCAAGAGCTCGAAGCCCAATCGTTGAACGCGGTTGTCGCCGGTTTCTCCTTCGCGAGCGCCCTCGCGTGGATGGACCTCGTCCGTTGGATCGTTAACCAAGTTGTCAAGGTTAACAAGAACGGTGGCATGAACTACACGCTCACCGCGTTGTTCACCACCCTGTTGTCCATCTTGGTCTACATCTCTATCAGCCGCGTCTCCAAGCGCGTGCAAAAGCCAGTCTCCCCACTCTTCGCGGTCACTAAGTAGATCGCCTCGGGAGAATAAATAAAATGCCAACCATTATAATCAAAAATATATAAATCATAGCATCCCATCTATTAACATCATCTTCCAATGTGTTAACAGATTCTTCTATCTCGTAATTCTCCTTACCCCCATCTTCTTTGATTGGTTCTTCGGGTTTTGATTCTTCGCGCTCGACGCGTGTGGTTATTTCAATAATCATATACCATTTAGCACCAATTTGTAACAATTCGTAAGTGCCGTCCCCCCGCATTTCGTGAATATCAAAATTGAGTTTTTGTATATTGATTGGGTTAAACAGGGCCGTCCTCCTGTTAAATGGGAACCATTGTTTGTCGTGTTGTCTGAACTGAGAACTCCCCTCAAAATTTCTTTCGAGTGGAATTCGAGCGAAAGTTTGTCCGTTCCTCTCATCGAGAATCTGTGCGACCTTTGGAACGTCTTTACACACGATATCAATATATTTCGCGCCGGTTCCTACTCCACCACCCGCGGTCCCAACTTGAGTCACGTAGAAATCTACCATTTTTATACCGATGACTTGATTTATACCTTCACAGTGTAAATTCGATTCTTGGTTTAAATCGAGGGTAAACGAACTCGATGGGTTAGATGGTGGATTTAATGGGTCATCTATTCGAGGTTCAACCAGGTCAGAATCTACCATGATATATTGGATTTTAGTATTCTCAGTACCGTCCATTAGAATATATGGATAATATTTTAATGAATGGTGTCGTGCGTATTTTTTTATATTTTTAGGATAATCGGTGAGATAAGGGGTTTCGAGCGAGTTGTCTCTTCGCGACGTTGAGACTGTCTGGTGAAGCGTTTGGATTCTGGTTATCTTTGTATGCGTTGAGATCATAGTAGCCGCTGTTATCATATTGCTGCGTCCAACCACCCGCTTGAGGATTGACTCGTCCGTCAACGCGCGTGGTATCACTGCGAACCGCTGTGAGCTTACCCCCTTGGTTGAGGGGTCCCGCTCGAACGTTCATTCTACCGGGACCCGCGGGACGCCCAGCCTTACCGCGACGCTCATCCGGTCGGAACCCGTGCTTAAACATGTGTTCGGGTGTGTGTGGTGTCCTAGAGTTCGTTTCACCCATCGCGACCGCGGCACCTTGTAAGTATCCGTGTTGGAAGCTATTGATACCCGGTTGTGGATTGTTCATGTATTGATATTGTTCTATGTTACCATCCTTCTTATTTCTCGTTGGGTCTTGTGCGTTCGTACCATTCGACACGAAACGCTTCGCCGGCGCGACACTGAGTGTATCGGTTCGGAGCCCCGTCGCGGCTCGATTCGTGATCTTCTTCGTCTTTTCGTGCTCACCACGCGGTGTGCGTCCACCGAAACCTTGCGATTTCCCCGAGACGTTTGGTAGACGATCGGGAAGGAAAGCGGTCTTCTCTGGTCGATTTTGGTATAGACCACCCGCCATACCGCGTCGACCACCACTGACATCTTGAGCTGGACCGCTTCGTCCTGGAAGAGTTGTTAATCGATAGGCACCGACATTTTCGGGGTTGACCCTGAGAAGTTGCTGATGACCACCATAGCTCGGCACGTTCGCGTCGACACCGAGACCTGGTCCGACCAATCGCTTTTCGATTGGACCGACGTTGTTCATGCGTCCTACATCATACATACGATTTCGCATCTCGAGAACCTCTTGTCCAGAAGATCGCACGTTTTGAGAAATATCCGCGAAGCTTTCTCTAGCTTGTTTATTAATGTTAGGTGGAACCGACCCTGGGTATTCGCGTACTTGTGTTTCGGCAAATACGGGTGGTGGAGCAGCAGTGGGTTGAGAAACTACTTCGGGTTGCGTTTCATATGTTTCTTTCGCACAACTCAATTTTCGACCAGCATAAATTAAGCCGGCAATGGCAGCGACAGATACGGGATCTCCCATTCTTATTTCTTACTTATATTTTTATTTGTGTATCTTTGATCAAAAAGTCCGTTTTGTAATTGAGCTCTCGTACTCGATGGTTGGTAACTTTGAGCTTGTGGGGGTAATTGAACCGCTGCGTTGTTAATTGGGAAATACCCAGATTCGTACGTGTTCGCCAAAACCTTACCAAACCGCGTGGTCGATTGAGGGCGGAGCGCGTCGGACGTCTCGACGAACTCAGCTGGCGCGCCCTTACCCGCCATGAACGGTGCGGTTCCATACAACATGGTATTTGGCCTGGCGCCAAATTTAAGGGACGTTGGCTGTGGGTACACAAAAATTTCGTCGGTCGCGTTAACTTCTGGGACGGTTGGATTTTCAACAATAGCGAGTCCTGGTTGGAGTTGGTACGCCATTTATTATTATGTAAGATTTTTGTTTATCAATGATGGAAACATTGTGTGTTTCGATTATTGAGAATGTTAAATTATTTACGCGTGGGTGCCACCGAACATACCGCTCCGCTTGTCACCGTTTGGATCAATACCTGCGAAAGCTTCGAGTTGAACCCCTCTCGCGTTTGGATCACACTCGACCCCATCCGATTTACACATTTTGGCGTTTTTCTTACCGTACAACCATTCGGCGAATCCTGTCTGATCAGACACTACCGTCGTGACAGGGACCGATACAAACTGTCGCTGGAGTCCATTCCGCTGCTGTTCGGGACCCGCGCTCTTCGATCGTCCTCCATCATACATGATATCACCACCGACCGCGCTATCGACCTGGTTCTTTACGGTTGGGTAAAAGCACGCGGGTGGTCGATCACCGCCATCACCCATCAAAACGTTCGCCATTGGGTTCTCACTGTCGGGCAATTGGCAGCTCGTGTCTCCAGCCAATTGAACCTGGTATTTTTCAACACTTGGTTTAATCATCTTAGAGGTTTCCAAGACGTATAATATCGCTAAGGCGGTCGCGGCGACGACGAAGACGCGCTTGTCCCGTTTAATCAAATAATGGACGCACGCGGCATATATAATGAATCGAGACGCGGAGTTGATTCGCTCACCTGTGGGCTGTTTATTAGTAGGCCAAAATTCTAATGTCTTATCACATCGGACGAGCTGCTGTGGATCCTTAAACCAAGAAGCACTCATTTAAATATACTAAGTTTATTTTTTCATCATCCCACCCAACATGTTTTGCATGGTACTCAGCAATTTCCCTTGATCCAAATCTTCGAGTCCACCACCGTCGGTTTCGATCTGGTCTGCGCACTGTTTCGCGACCTTCTCGATCATGTTGAGAGTGTCCTCTGGAATAGACGAAATCGTCGTTCCGAGCATGTAGAGCGTTGAGATATATTGCCAAATGGCATCCTTCGTCGCATCGGAGATACTGGACCAGTGTGTTTCAATATTAATACCCCTCAAGAAATCAAGCTTTTTCGATTCTTCGAGGAAAAATGTATCGTCTCGGGCTGAGATTTTATCGGCATACGGAGACACACCGGTCATGAATCCATCGACGACCAATCGCGGATTGGACTGTCGCATGAGTTCAAATCCACTCATGCTCTTCTTAATTGATTTTTCTTCTGGGAATGTCTTGTGTAGTTCGGCAAGGAACTGTCCCATCATATCATTGAACGCGTTTACGGAGGTCATGTCTCTTATATTTTATACAATATGATTAATTCTTTAAGCAAATGGTTCGGTGGATATTGTTTCTCTTTTTCCAACACCGGATGATATGATAAAATATACCAAAATTGCGTTGAGCGCTGCTGGTTTCGCGTATGCACTAGTCTGTAATCCTTCTTCATTGTTCAATTTTGCTTTAACATGAATATACGCCGCTGTGATTCCACCGGCGATAAGCGCCGCCCACACTGGATCTCTCAAGTAATCTTCGAACTCCATTAATTATAACCAACTTTTTTTGCTGGTGCGTCTGAAGCATCCGGAAACAAAACGTCGTCGTCTTCGACAGGGTTTTCTGGTTGGGCTGCTGGTACGCCTGTGATCGATTTAAATTCATTGTCGAACGGCGATTCGGTCTGTGGCGGTGGCGCGTCGTCCGGTGGTGGTATGAATGCTTCGGGTTCTTCGAGGGGTTCTTCCGTTGGTGGTTCATCCATGGGAGGGGCTTCGTCAAACGATTCCTCGGGCTCGGGCAGTTCGTCTACGAAATCGGGGTCTTCAGCGTCACCGACCTCGGCTTCATTGAGATCTATATCTTTGTTATCGTGCTGGGACATGTAAGTCTGTAAAATCTGCTGCACTGGAATCAATTCGCGGACGGATGCTTCGATCGCGGTGCAGAATCGTTGAAACAAAATTTCATTACGCTCGTATTCGTTTGTGGATTCATGGAAAATATACGGATCCCTATAGAGATCCTTCGCGACGTTGTTATAACACGTTTGGACGAACACTTCATTCGTTGGTAATTTCAACGCGATTTTCTTATTATCCTTAGAAAGACGAACGGCTGAGAGGATCTTCACACAGCTGACAAAGACAGCCGCGAGTAAATCGTTAAACCACGCGATTCGGTTGGCGATGTTATCCGTGTGCTGCTTCGACATGGCTTCGGACCAATTTGGAACTTCTTTCAGAAGCTTTTGAAACATGACTAAAACCTTGCGACCCTTTGACATCGTATACGCTTCATCGTACATTTTTTCAAAATTTTCTATCATAACTGGACACATGAGATCACAGAGCTGTCCGAGATACTCTCTTTTAGCTTCTACGAGTACGTTAAGATTGTCCATTTATGATAGAGTGAACTTTTTTTCTATCTATTTTGTCGCATCACTTACCCCTATATCGATTCGCAGCCTTTTTTAAATTTATAAAACTCGGTAAATCACCGAATTCTTCTTCCTGCTGTTGCACCACCGATTTTTCCTGGGATTTAGTGGGTTTTGCCTTCTTTAAAGCCCACGTGACATGTATGACGAAATCGTTATATATGGTACATATAAATCCCGCCAACGTGAGCTGTCTGAATATGTATTGAACCGCTTTGTACCGATCAAACGACGGGTATCCCATCACGAATCCAGGGATTTCGACGAACACGTGTTTGTTGCCGAACTCTGCGTGTTTTTTAATCCGTTTACATGATTGTTCATAGATATGCTTATAAGTTTGCTTCAATAGCTCCTTTTTTCTATCAGCGATTTTCGAAATATCATCGACGCTGAACATTAAACTAGTCGAATGAATTTTTTTTGATATATATCGGCGGCGGTGCGCGTTTCGCTTCCATGCCGGTTATTTCTACTTCTTCACTCACCGGTTCGCGCGCGGGTTTATACATTTCATTCGATGGCATGATCTCCTTCTCCTTAAATTTTTTGTTCTTTATAAAATTGACCTCGCTTTCTCTGACCTTCGTGTAGTCATCGTACTTTTCAACACCGAAATTGTTTGTATAAATCGCTGGGTCTTGTGGGTAACTGTAATCGAGTGGCTGTGTTCTGATACTATGTACCATGACGACCGGTTGTTTATTTTTTATTCCTTCGAGAATTTCACTGATGATCTCCGAGGCTTTCTCCTCCCTTTGTTGCTGTGATAGGTCATTATCTTGTATGATACTAGCTAACTCGCGAATCTTATCATCTTTATACTTTTTTGCGGGAAGTGCGGTCTCATCGAGTCTAGTTTTTACCTCACCGGTCGATTCATAGGTTGCGGTTACTTCCCCCGTTGTTGGGTTTTTGTGTAGGCGTTCAGCTTGTTTGAGAAGATTTACATCGAACCCTGATACATTGTGTTGAGACGTCGGATCGTTTAAAATTTTTACGTCCGATGTCACGACGAACGCGAAAGGCATACCACCGTGCTTCACCACCATGAACGTCGCGCGATACACTTCCTCCTTGGTTTCATTGTTTTTATATTTATTTACACCTATAGTCTCTATTATATAGGTACATAAACCTGTTATGTGACTGATCCGTTCGTTTGTCTGGTGCACCATGCGTTCAAGCATGTCAGGGGTTAATTTGCCGGTGTCGATTAGGGTGTATCCCTTCAGATCGAACTCTTTCTCATCGACAAAAAATGGATCATTTGGTTTGTTATCACTGTAACTGAAATTCTCCCGTCTGGTTATTATGTAAATGACGATCAATATCAACACAGTGTTGACAACCCACTGCCAGTTCATTATTAGTACATTACAAATTTTTTGCGTGTAAAATTTTACATTTTTTTGAGACTCTAGTTTAGATGTCGCTTCTACTGTTCAGCCCCAAGTGTTCACACAGTTTAGACTTGATTGACTTTATTAATCAAAACACACAGCTGCGACAGATCGTAAATTTCCATAATATTAATACACATGGCATCCCAGCCCAATACAAATACAAAATAGACCGAGTGCCGACGATGTTGACGAAAAATGGCAAATTGCTAGTAGGTCAGGAGATTAAAAATTGGTTGGAGTCTCTGTTACCACAGAAGCAGGTCGAGACGTTTGGTTTCGGTGGGTGTGGCATGACGACTTTAGACGGTGACGGTGTGGATGAAATATTTGATTTAGATTCATACGGGACTTCACTACAGCCGGGTATGACTCCCGAGCTCCAAGCGAAGATTGACCAAGATGTCAATAGGGCCTATGATAACACTGTCAAGAAATGAGTTTAAAGAATTAGATCTAATATTAAAAAACATGAGACTCGCGACGATTCAAGCCAGCGCGATCAAGTCTACGTTTGAGGTATTAAAGGACATTCTAAACGATGTAAATTTATACTTCAAAGAGGATGGTCTTTATCTAACGACGTTGGATAACGCGCGCGCGTCGTTGGTCGACATGTTCCTAACAGCTGACAATTTCGAGGAATACAGTTGCCCGGAACCAATCATCGCGGGAATCAACGTCTCGAATACGTTCAAATTATTAAAATCAATCACAAACAGCGATGTATTGATAATTTCAATAGAAAACAAAGAATCGATGAATATAGAGATCCACTCAGAAATTAAAAAATCGTGCACAAAGTTTGTATTAAAACTCCTCGATATCAATGAGTCTCAAATCGAACTTCCCGATGTTACCATGACAACGATCACACCAATGCCATCCGTAGATTTTCAACGAATCTGTCGCGATATGTATAATATCGGTCCGGATATCGAAATATTTAGGCATGACAAAGACATTGGCTTAAAATGTGCGGGTGATTTCGCGAATCAAGAAACCGTCATCGAGTGCCCCGAACACTCCCCGTGTTCGATGTCTGGAATATATAGTTTGCGGTACCTCAACATATTTACAAAAGCAACGAGCATGTGCTCGACAGTGCAGATAATGCAAGAAGAACTTAATAGGTTTCTCATATTAAAATATAATGTCGCTAATTTAGGTGATCTGTCATTTTACCTGGCGACGAAAACGGATGATGAAACCTAAATGACCTTCAAATCAGCTAGATATCCATCGACTGTCGACACCGTTTTAATTCTACCGAGTGCGTTTTTCAAACGAATTTTAGGTAGATCGGTCTTTAAAGTATGATAATCATAGTACAACATCTCTGTAATTTTTATTTTTTCGGACCCACTAAATTCACCATGTGGACCCTTATACCTAATCACCTTCTGTAAAACATCTTGAACCTCACGCCCATCGTCATCGATCAAATGCGCCGAGACGATTGGCATGTTAAAAATCATACCTTCGCGCCTTTTAGGAGGCCACGCGTGATTTACCTCGCGCGTGATATATTTATATAATTTATCATTGTACCAATATTTGACTCGTATAATGATTCTTTTTACGTTTGACGGCACTGCCACATTTCTAAAATTTATATTTGTAAGATTTATATAATATTCATCCAAATTATCATTCCACGATTTAAATTCATTCACCCAAAAACCTTCTAGGTTATCTATTTCCTTTTCATGGTCTATTTGATATTCCATTTCAATTTTCTGAATCGTATAATCGCGAATCGATGATATCTTTTTATACATATCATATATAAAAATTATTACACTACTTAAAAAGGAACGCAGCATATATATCATGGAAGGAAATTTTTTAAGTCGATATAACAACAGATTAGACGCATGGAAAAATTCGATTGAAGAAGATCCGGAAAATAAACACGTGTATGAGTCCGAGATGTCGGAGTATATCATTAAATGCATGCCTTACATGAATAAATACAACGCGGAAGACGAAGGTGAAGTCAGTGTTGATAATGTGTTTAACGTCAAGGTGACTACCGGCTTAAAGCGCAAGGATATCTTTAATGATTATTTAATCGACGTCGAAAACGTAAATATTCCGAGAGCTACACCCCGGATTCGGGAAACGTGTCCAAATTGTGAGGACAGCATCGTAATACACTTTCCTGAAGCTGGTGAGCTCGTGTGTCAATCGTGTGGGCTGATACTGGCGCGTCTGATAAGTGAAGAGTTAACGTATCGCGAGGAGCAGGAGACTTCCGAAAAGATCATTAATTATTCGTATAAACGTGAAAATCATTTTTCAGAGTGGTTGAGTCAGTTCCAGGCAAACGAAACTACAAACATACCTAGTGAAGTCATAGAGCAATTGCGTAACGAACTCAAAAAGATTAAAATTAAAAAATTAGATGAGATTACACACGCCAGAGTAAGAGGGTTGTTAAAAAAACTTAAGAAGAATAAGTATTATGAACATGTCCCTTACATAGCGAATATACTATCGGGAATACAACCCCCAAAGATGCCACTCGAACTAGAGGAACGTCTCAGAATAATGTTTAAAGATATACAGAAGCCCTTTGATGATAATTGTCCCAAAGAGCGCAAAAATTTCCTATCGTACTCGTACGTCCTCTACAAATTTTGTGAATTGTTATCGGAGGATAAGTATCTACAGTATTTTCCTCTCTTAAAATCAAAAGAAAAACTGTATCAACAGGATCTCATATGGAAAAAGATTTGCGAGGATCTTTCTTGGGAATTTATTCCAACTATATAATATGGGTGATAAGAATAAAGATCGAAAAATTGGAGTTTGGATCGTTTTCACCGGTTACGCGTATATCGTCTCAAAAATTTTATTGACCCATGGTACATGTCATCATCAAAAAGCATCGTTGATTTGCGGAATATTGGGACAATAGGTGGAACTAAATTTAAGAAAGGTGTAGATGAATACGTTAAATTATCATTGGACAAAATCAAAAAAGGTGAGTCGACATTGGCAAAGGAAATTAGTATTTGTAACTATAAAATCGAGCGTGAAACGACGCGTGAGTATGTCGAGTTATTTAAACAAATCAAAGAACAATTGAAGAAAAAATACATATCACCACGTTCAAAAAAGTCGTCATTTAAAAGCTTAAAGAAGACCCTCACTAAATAAACTAAATGGAGTATTGTAATGTATGTTGCTCTAAATATAACCATCAAAAACACAAACAGGTCACCTGTGCGTTTTGTGATTTTGACGCATGTCGAGACTGTATACAGAGATACTTATTATCCACGAATGATAACGCGCACTGCATGAGTTGTAAACACCCACACGATCGCGCGTTCGTTGATTCTTTTTGTACGAAACGATTCAGAAACGTTGAGTATAAGAAACACCGCGAAAATATTCTATTCGAAAGAGAATTAGCTAGGATGCCAGAAACACAAGGATATGTCCAATATATGATTAAACGTAACAACATCACAGATCTTACGAATAAACTGACAGAGGCATACATGATCGAACGAGCTAATTATTACAGAAATCATGGGAACGCGATGGCGTGTCATCATAGAATCGCCATGATGGGGATCCGCCAAATAATAGACATGTGTAGACACGAAATGATACGTTTACATTCTAATCAAAACGTCGAAGAGACGAAAACGACGACGTTCGTGAGACAGTGTCCGATCGAAGAATGT